AATATACATCTGAATCTGTTTCAATATACAAATATTTTAAATCTATAATTTCTGGTAATATTCCTGCTACACTATATTTTTTTAAATCTTGTTTTATATTATTTTTAATAGAATTGGACAAAAATGATCCACCATATTTTGGCTTAATTGCAATGAAAACTTTTCCGTATTGTGGAGGATCCAATTCTTCTCCACCATATACGGCAACTGATTCTGCTTCTGGATATATTTTTGTTACAATTGATTCATAGTCTGATGCTGTCACTGCTCTGTTATAAGCAGAATACACTCTCGGTGCATATTTTTTGATTGAACTAATTGTTTCTTTTTCTAGTCCACCATCAGAAATTGAATTTGTAGTGATTAAAGAAAAATCTCCTGTCAATACCGAATTTGAATCGTCTATTACTTTACCAATAAAATTAAAAGAATTAATCTTATTGGCCAAATTTCCGTTTGATATTAAATATGAAACTTCTACGAAATTACCAGAGTTTAATTTTTGTCCAAATATATTATCACCAAAAATTAATTCATATCTTTCATCTTCAATTTCTTGTAAAAAATAAACTTTTGATGATGATTTGATTCCTATGATTGTATCTGCTAAAACAAAAGGTCTTTTTACCGAACTTTGTTGTGTATCTCTTACAGAAACTTTGATAGTCGTAGTGTCAATATTTGGATTTTCTAAAATAAACTTTTGGTTTGGATTTAAAGAATCAACCAAAAAACTGGAAGTCATGTAACTTCCTTCATATACAGTAATATTATCGAACAATGCTATACCATTGGTTACTGGTACAGTAATATCGTCTAAAACACAAAAGGTATAATTTTCGGAATTAGTAGCAATTGAGGAATTACACACGATTCCTCTTTTTAATGTTACATAATCAGGTGTTCTTATATTATTTGTTAAATCCACGAAAAAGCTAATATTTGCTTTAGCTGTAGTTCTTGATTTTGGTAAATACCCTATATTTTTTGCTAAAGATACTACATTTTCTCTTAAGGTTGCCGAATCTATAAAAACTTCATTACTAATCATATTAGCATTATATGAAGCAATGTAAGTATTATATGCCAAAATATCAACAATTACTGATAGATTTGATCCCTCAAAATCATAATCAGTAAAATTTGAATTAGATCGGATGTAATCTTTTATCGATGCTTTAATTTGATCGAAATCTAAATTAGTAAAATTTACTAGTGTCATTTACCTAGTTGGAATGAGTGCAAATGATAATTGCTGTGGTAAAACATCAATACCTATAATGCGATACACAATATTAATATCATATTGATTTTCATCATAATTTGGAGTCGCATTAATTGAAATTAATTCTACTCTTGGCTCATAATTATTGATGACTGTTCTAATTTCACTCTGTATACTTGCAGCAGTAAGTTCATCCATATTATCAAAGAGTAACTTATTTACTCCAGAACCAAGATTCTGATTAAAAAATCGTTCTCCTTGTAAAGTCAATACTAAATTTCTAACAGAACGAGATATCGCAGTTTCATTTTTAATTGCAATTAAATCGTAAGTAAAAGGATTTACTTGAAATGACATACTTATGTCTTTAAATTCTTTACTTACTCGTTCTAATGGCATCGAATTGATGAATTCTATCTTATTTATTCATTATTTTTTAACTTCATACAACGGTTCGGTTCCATATTCCCAATCGTCATAATCATCATCATTACGAATTTGAGAATGTAACTCATTTTGGATGATAAAATCATGTTTTTTTGGTGTTAGATTGTCATTTGAAATCTCACGGAGCATCCTTTGTCTTTCGATTTTCTCCTCCCATCCATATTCACTTGACAAATACTGAGTTCCCCACACAGTTTTCATGTAATTTAAGTTTTTATCTACTTTTTTTGTCATTTTTTTCTCCTGATTAGTAAAATCAGAACTTTTTATGGGGTTACTATCCCATGGTTATTATATCATAGTCATCTCCAAGGATTTCATTCAAGTATTTGTGATCCCAATATGAATAATATTCAGTTTTTGCTAATTTTTCTCTGAATTTTCTTAATTTTTGTTTTGGTTGTGCTAAAATTAAATTATATTTTCCATTATTTGTTTGAATTCCATTAATAAATGTAGAATATAACCCACAATCTTCAAAAAATTTCCAATCTTGATGTTTTATATTATAGTATTTTACCCATTTTCTGATTTCATCTAATTCTAATTCATCCTCAATAATGAATATGACCACATCATATCCGTCTACGGGTTCTATTTTTCCTACATTAGTATCTATAATCTCATAAAGGGCTGATTTTGCATAAGGACACACAGCAAATCCACCCAATTCTGGCCTTATCTTAGATACTTCATGTATCCAGTTTAAAATATAATCTCTTTTAGACATAAAAAAAGAGTCATAAGACTCCATAAAAAATTATTTAGTTTTATCCTTGACCTCGATATACTTTTCTTGCAGAATTTCTGCTCGATGCAGCATATTTTGTATGTTTCCCATTACCCTGTCGGGTTTTTTTGGGTTTGGATTCAATCTTATCTGATCCACTCAGACTTTTTATTTTGGCCATTCTGAAACCTCCAGTTCAATTTCGTTTGCATCAATCTCGCCATCGTAAGACTTTTCTGCGAGTTCAAGAAGAATTTCTGTAGATTCTTCTTCTGTAAGATTTGTATAAATTTTTCTTCCTTTATAAAGGATGTTGATCATATAATACGAATTTTCTCGTGACCTACTCTAATTCGTGGATCACACCAAATTTCAAACCCTGCATCTTTTGCATCCAGACAGAATGAAACATCTTCTCCACACATGTCTTGTACTGCACCAGATTCAAATTGTTGCATCTTCGGTGCAAACCATGGATATTCTAAATTCTCAAACACTCCATTTTTAATTAGAACCCAACCAAATCCAGTGTAATCAACTGTAAATGGTTTACGACGCTTACTGATGCTATCTATTGTTTCATGATTCATCACTCCACCATTTTGACGGAATTCTTCTTCTTCGAGCCAATGTGCAACTGATGTAGTACGACCATCTTCTGTACAATACCAACCAGCTACAATCTCCTTTTCTTCTCCATCTTCTGATAGAGCTAGATCACATAGTTGCCAGAACTTTTCACTATCAAATACAATATCACTATCAATCCATAGTTGATAATCATATTGTAGCTTGCCATCCCAAGGAACTTGCTTTGGTCCACGAAGTACATTGGCACCTAAACATTTGCATCGTGCAAAATTTACCATACTAGAGTAATCTTGAGAAATCTGAATACTCATGCCATTTTGTACAAGATCAAAACATAATTGTACAAATGACTTTAGAAATGTGAAAGAACATCCTCTGCCAGGTAAACAGAAGACAATACTCTTTCCTCTCATTCTTTCTTTAATTTGTTCATAATCCCATTCTTCTTTCTTCTCAGTAATGGGAGCTTTCGCTTTTACAGTAAAACCTTTCGGCATGATCATTCCTCCAATAAATGTGTATAGGTTTTGTTGTTTATAATGTAGGAGATAGTAGAACGATGTACATTATACATGTCTCCTAATTTGAATGTCGTGTACTTACCAGATTTGTATAGATTTCTTATTTCGACTACTTGTTTGTCAGTGAGTTTTGATGCTCCATTATTTTCTCCTTTTTGATTTCCGGTATAGCATCTTTCTTTTTCAACTTTATCTTTTACATTATCTAAATTTGTTCCTGAGAAAAGATGATTTGGGTTTACACATTTGCGATTGTCACATTTATGTAAACAATGGAGATCGTTTAGTGCTTCTGAATAATGAATTTCATACATTAGTCTATGAGATTTGAAAGTTTTTCCCTTATATGAAAAACTTCCATACCCATATGAATCTATCATTCCTTCCCATTCCCAACAAGAGTTTTCGTTAAGAATATCCGGCAATTTATTATAAAATTTTTGTAACAAAGACATAAAAAATTAATAAACTGTAGCTTAATTGTAGCGTTCTATTTAGAATATGTCAATAAGACGAATTTGAAATTAATTGTCTGTTCACTACCACTTCTTCATATTGTATATCGTCTGGATCTATATCAGTTAACCATGTTAGCTTTTGTGCAAAATCCCATAACTTATCAAATTCTTCCTTTGGTAACGAATGATATATGCATTCATTTTTTATGTAAATGTGATATAAATTATCCATCTTATTCTTCATTTGAACGCATTATATATGTACACAAATATAATTCCAATTGGAATTCCAATAACTCTCATAAAAGTCTTTGGATATCGAATTAACCACCCAGCAAATACTACCTTCCAAAAATTCCAATAAGGTGTTGGGGGTTTATGACGGATTTTTTTATGGCGGATTTTTTTACCCGATATGCTATTCATTATAAAATTTTATGGGCGGATTTTTTCTTATTGGGGTTTTTTTATTTTCTTATGCGTTTGGGGTTTTTTTATTTTCTTATGTCTTTGATACTTATGTGGTGAGTGGATAGCTTTATAGCTTATGGGGACCCATCTTTTTTAACCGCATGGCCCAACCTTACCACGGCATGGGCGATCCGTCAACTGTCCCTGTGACACTTTCTAGACTGTCACATTATACCTTTATACGGTTTTAATACTATAAAGAATACAGGTGCACGGTTGTTTATACTGTGCACCTGCCAAAACCCTGTCACCAGCTGACTTTAGCCCAGCCATCTTGACGACACCAGTATAAGCTAAACCCCACACCTTTCACGTCCCAGGTATACCAAACTACCTCTAGATCGTCCCATTGTTGTTGCAAATTGAAGCCAATCTCAACCGGCCCCAACCTACCGAACCAACGCCATTCTTGCCACTTCTGACAGAAGCTAACGATGCGAACAGTTAGAATCACAAACTCTCGAACGATTGCCACTGCAAAGCATACGACAATCTCACACAGTTCGAGATAAACTTTAACCAGATCTGCACCGCTGAGAGTGTAGTTAACGGTGCCACGAATTGCGAGATTCATGAGAACAAAAAACGGTGAAATGGTTGGGGATTTTATACTCTATCCCCTGAGAGTTTGGCTCACTGTTTCAGCGAAGTGTCATTCCTTCAGTGAAAGGAACTGTTCCTTCCTTAGTTGACACAAACCACTCGAAGT